TTAATTTCCTCAGATGCAAAATACGCCAGAGCAGCAGATTGACGGCGTGCTTCATCAGTAGCTTGTTCATCCATAAGTTTGAAAGCCTTGTAAATGTCGCGCAGGTCTTTTTTGTTATAGGCGATTGTTTCACTTGCCATACCTCTGCTCCAATACTTCGATCGCTGTCAAAATGTCGTCTGAATCAACCCATTCACTCATTGGAATTTGTGTGGCTATCGCCAACTCAACCAATAATCTGCTTAGGCTTCCTGCTGGATGACTTTTGGGTCTGCATCACCGACTATTACATCAGCAACTGTTTCCATCCATACTTCAAATCCTTTTACTGGCTTTCCTGCTGCTTCTCGCTTATGTGCGTTATATGCTAAAAACATCAGATCCCACATGCCAAGTTTTTCTTTTGCTTGGCTTATGGTATGACCAGTTGATTTTTCCCATTTAGCCCACTCAGGCGGTTGGGCAATGTATGTTGCTTGCTCGCCTGAGTTATATTCAATTGTGATTGGTAACTTCATTTTTTGCTCCCGTTTCTATTTTTAACTAAATGTTTCTACTACTGCTCCACCTGTGATTGTGAATGTAAGTGCAACAGTTTGTGCATCAACACCTGATCCACCGGCTGTTGGGAACTCAGGTTTTACTGGGAACACAAATTGCGCTCCAGTTGCAGCTGTCATTGTAATAGAAATATCTGTGTCTGGTGCGCTCTCTGCTGCTGTCCATAGAGCCTCACAAACAGAACTTGCCTTGCCCCAATCGGCTAACATCTCTAACTCAAATGTTCCGCTGATATTAGTGGTTTTGTAAGCTGTGCCATCAAGTGTCTCGTAAGCCTGTCGCTCATTGACCTTTGTTAAAATTGCGCTGGTTGCTTGTGCATCGATGTCTGTTCCACCTGTGAAAGACAACGAAACATCGCGACCGGTTATTACTGTGGTTGCCATGATTTCTCCTTATGCGGTTTGTGTGTAGTAGGTAGAAACTCGAACATCTGCAATTAGCAGCGTGCTTGCTCCAACTTGTGTAACAGTAGGTCTTTCTACTGAACTGACAACATATCCGGTTGGGATAACTGCCAGAACGCTCATTATTAGTTGCTCAATGTTGTCCAGCGATGCAGGATTGCTGTTATAGGCAACGGCAACTGAGATTGTAAAATTGATCTTTGCATGAATAGTAGATTTGCTAATTGTTTCTAATTCTAGATATGGGCTATCTGGAACTAAAACCACGCATGGGCTGACTGGGCTTTCTGGAACAAAAGCGTAAACATTTGCAGCAACGCCACCAAGAGCAGTTGCTAATGGGGTGCGAATTTGTGAAAGAATTGTTGAAGCTGGCATTTATTGACACATGCTTTCGGTATCCATATATGAACCTAATAATCCAACACAAGTATTGAATAATGATCTGCCCATTTTAAACGGCGTGCTTGTGAAATCGACACCTTCTATTTGTCCTCCGCTTGAAAGTCTGGCTTGGAAGACATTGACTGAAACTGTATAGACAGCTGATTGAACAGCTGCGTTTCCAACATAAGTTGATCCACCAGATAAGGTAGCAACTCCGGATGGGATGACATTAGCTTCGAGTATATTGGCATTAGTGATTGCAGCCGTAAAGGTGTATTGCTCAAGATCTCCTGCCAAAACTGTTCGTGTTCCGTTGTAGGGGCTTCCGCATCCTGTGATGACAACTGATTGTCCTTCGGTAAATTCATGTATTCCTAGTGTAGTGAAAGTAGCGACATTATCTGTCAGCGATACCTTCTCGATTGGTGCTTTAAATGTAACTAGCATTGGCAAAATAACTGTTTCTGCTGTGTCGATAATTTGGTTTAAATAAGTGTCGTCATACAAGGCAGATGACACACCAAGCACACTTCGCAACTGTGCAGCTGTAATTATGGTTGGCATGTCATCTCCTTTAAGTCTCCCTAGAGCAACTGCCTGTGATCGGGAGCAACCACAGGCATGACCATTATTAGGTTAGGTTAAAGCGTCTAACTCCACCGGCAACAAGTGTCTTAACAGCCATGTAGCCGTAAAGCATTGTCTCAATTTCGCCAGTTGTAATGATGTTGGTAGAAAGTTGTAGAACTGGGCTCTCCATAATTGCAACAGCTGATGGCACAACAATAAATGCGCTCTCATCAATTGAAGTTGAAACAGCCTTGTTAGAAACATAAAGGTCAAGACCCATTACATTTCCGCGTAGTGATAATGGTGAAACTGCGCCAGCAGCATTTTGTGGATTAACAGCTGAGAATACTGGTCGCTTTGAACTGTCCTGTGCGCCAATTAGTAATCCCCATTGTGAAGTTCCAGCAATGTAGCGTGTTGCTAACTCACCAGTTGCAAGATATGCAGCAGGTGTTTCTGTCTTTACGAATGCAACAATTCCATCAAGATCAGCTGATGTTGCTGTTCCTGCTGTTCCGCCTGATGTTAATTCTGCAATTACAGCAGCCTCAGTTGCCTGAGCATAAACTCGGCGCATGTTTTCCAACATTGCCTGATAGAAACTTGGATCAGCGCGATCAAGAATTTCTACGCTGTAACGCTGTAAACCCTTGTAGGCTTTAACTGTAGCATCAACATAACTGGAAACAATTCCTGTTTCTGATGGTCCTGCACCTTCGGCTGTTTCTGCAACAGATCCGGAAGTTGTAATTTTTGGAAATGAAACTGTCATTCCAGCGCGTGGCAATGGTCGAGTTCCAATTGCATCAATAGCACCGCGAGCACCAATTTGTGTATCAACAACTGTTGTTACAAACTGAGTTGGCTTGAATGCTGGGTTAGTTGTGAAGCTGTCATCGGCTGCTGTAAGCATTTTTGCATCCTCAGCCTTTGCATGTGCTACCCACTCTGCGCTATCACGATTTCCAAGTGATGCTTTGACTGAGTGCTCTAAGAAATGAGCTTGTGTTTTAATTGGTGAGCGTGGCTTTGTGTAAGCAACTGGTTGAGTTGCTTGTATTGCCACAGGCTCAGATTTTGTAGCTTCTACCGCTTCGGTCGCGATAGGAGCTGTTTGTGTATCTGACACAATGTCCTCCTGTGTTTTTGTTTGCTCCTCAGCGGTTGCTTCGGAATTCTCTGGTGTTTCACTAGCTGCAATCTCTGTAACTCTTGCGCTGTCAATTGCTGGATCAGTTACAAGGCTGACTTCCATTAACCTTGATGCTTTGACTGTCATTACACCTTTGTTAGCATCAAAATCATCTACAACTACACCAACGCTAAATCCATCGCGTAATCCTTCGGCTGCCTCTAATAAACTGTCATCACCGGCAATTGTTCCTGCAATTTTAAATGTTGCATAAATGCCTTTAGCATCCTCTGTTATATCAATCATTTTTCCGATTGGTCTTGTGCGGTCATGCTCAAGCAATAATTTAACAGGCTTAGAGAAATCAATGCTGCCTTTCTCAAATACTGTTGCACCTGCACTTGTCAAGCCTTTTTCGTCAAATGACACGATTGTGCCAGACATTGTGCGCTTGCGACTATCAGCTGCGGTTAGTGTTATTGGGAAATTGATCTTTAATGTTTTACTCATCGGATCAAGTCCTCCTCCTCTTGTATTTGCTCAACGCTCATTGCGCCAACGCGATTTAGGATTTCATAAACTTGCGCACGCTCTAATGCAGATCCACGCAAGAAATCGTCAATGTCAAATCTGACCTCAACACCATTTGGCACAAAATCAGCCATAGAAAGTCTTTGTTCAATTGCAGTTAAGATTGGTCGCAATGAAAAGTCAATCAACGCTTTTCTTTCAGCTGTCATGTTTGAATAAGTCATTGATGTGGTTTCGGCAGATATAAAACTTGCCGGAATACCAACGGCGCGTGAGCATTCCAAAGCTAAGTATTGGCGTGCCTCATTTAATTGTAATTTAGCAGGGTCAAAACCTAATGCTTGCAATTCAACATCAGCATTTAAGAATGCGGTTGATCTAGTTGCACGACTTGCTTTCCAACTCTCAAGTAATCTTGTAATTCTTTCAGGAGTAAGATTTGTGCCATTTGATTTAAGCACCATTGTTGGAACTGGCTCTTTAGCATACATCTCAGCTGCTTTTTCTAATTCTTGTGCTGCTCTTATTGTGCGACCAGCTCTATTTAACACACCTTCGTCAAGTCCGCTAAATACGACCAAACTGCCC